AAACCAAATTCTTTTATGGTCGATAGAAGCCTGAAGGTATTCGTTAGCTTCTCGCAAAAAGGTTGTAGAAAACAACTGCTTAAAACAAATAACCCCTTCTTTCTTGTTGTATTGCTGCTTGGCTTTTAGCAACATGTTTTCATAATCCAATCCAGATTTATCACTATTGTAGTCAAAAAACTTTATGTTTATACGAGCACTCGTAAAAAGCTCTGATTCATTAGCGCTGTCTATGAACTGATACCCCGCGTTATCAATAATAATTAGCGCTAGGTTAAAATGCGTAACAACATAATATAAATATTTTATATGATCTTTTAAATCTCCACCCGCAACAGCGTAAGAATGCACCAAGGTAGAATGATTCGGCGACTCTTCATCTAACTCCAGAATAGACATTGCAAAATAGTCAGAGCTTGGGCTGTTACTAAAACTAGGGTCAATTGCTAAAATGTATTGCTTGTCTTTATCGCCTTTCAACAAGGTGTTAGGTTTTTCACCGTCGGGAATTGTGCAGTCATGCATCTTCTTTGCGCTAAAGTAACTGTCGCTTCCATCTGTAAACTGAGCGCAATATTCCCGTAGAAAAGATGAATTAGAGGATCCTCCAGATTGGGCCTCTTCAATCACAGTGCTATCTATCATGTCTGGAGGGATGGAGTCAAAAGACATTTGAGATATAAAATAATTCGATTGAAGAATATCGTCAGAATAAATATTATTCATCCAATCCTTGTAAGTTTTGTACAGGTTTTCAAAACTAAAACTAGCTGAAGACAGAGCAATCATCTTAGAGTTATTCTGGAAAACCATTCTATCTTTTTCCTCCATCTTACCTTTAGATATTAACTCATCCTCCATTTCCCTGATCTTAATTCTTTCCGCCATATCCTGTGGAGCAACCAAGAATGGCATCAGCACAGTTTTAATAGTCTCTTCTGGAAGTAGCAAAAACTCATCAAGAACTAGAATGTTAGCACGGAAACCACGAATCTTTTCTCCGCTAAGGGGGATGGCTGTAATTGTGCCTTCGTTTATCTTCCATTCAAACTGATCGTTGCGTTTAGATTTAGCGCCGAAAGCTTGAGCAAGCATCGTCGCCTCTTTAGTCTCTACAATCTTTTCTATATTATTGAAGATAAATCTTGCGGTACGAAAGGTAGGGCCAGCAATCAAAATTTTAGTACGCGGCTCAAATATACATTGAAGGAAGCAGTAAACAGCAGCTATGAAACTTTTACCACAGCCACGACCCCACACGCACATGTTAAAGTTTCTATTGAAGAAAGCTTTAAGGGTTATTTCCTGAAAAGGAGCCAGCTTAATCCCAGATAATAGCTCTGTTGTAAACCCCAAGTTTTGACGCAAAAATTTAGCCAAGCTGATTTTAGCTTGCCT